GATTTACCCACTTGGTGTATGTGTCGTGTACACAACAACAGTGACCAAGCGGCGCTCACACACTAGCTGTGTCTGTGGACCTGTATCACAGGGGATTCTGTGAAGTATGGAGATAGCCTCGTAGCTGTGGTGAAGTACATACTAGGGGAGTGAACTCCAGCATCATGCCGCTACACCAGCGCACAGCACAGAAATTCGTTTCTGTTCTATGCTCTGACATAGTGGCTCTTGCTGAACCAAGGGTAGAGCAATCTACCACTAATAGAAAAGAGATTAGTTAACTTGGGGCGATCACGATGAACTGAAAACTCAACTCAAAACTCATTAAAACAATGTCAAGTCGAATTAATGAGGTGGCCTTGTCCGTGGAAACAAAGGATATGCGCCGGAGCGAAGTAACCGGAAGTTATGATTCCTACAGGGCGGCGCCCTATAATAAACGTCAGTCATGCTTGCCTTTATTGGCTGGTGTGCATAGGTTATCACCTATACCTGAAGAGCTTGGGGTAATACAAACTAGTCGAGAGACAAAGAGTATCACTAATGCCATCCGTATGCTGGAACTTACGGACATCGTCGTAGATATCACGATCCTCAACACTATTCGTAGAGTTAATCCGAATATTGCAAAATTGGTTGAGTATGATTGTGAATTCTGCGATGATAATTTATTACCACTCACCCGTCTTGAACATATGATGGCGGGTTTAGGCGATCGACCACCAATAAAAGTCGCCAGATGTGGTAGTAAGTATAAATTGGTTGATGGACGTCATCGATTAACTCGTAGTTGGCTTATTGGTAAACAGGATATACCTGCTATAGTTATGAATGATGGACATGAGGCTTATTTATTGGCCGGAGGAGAGTCTAATCCAGGACCTGAAACCGAACAAATGATAACACCTAAAATAAGAACTCGCAACAATTTATACTCGTCGAGGTATAGGAAGTCCTCTATACCTCAAAATCAAATTAGCACTAATGCTGGTGAAAATCATATTAGTATTAGTGATACTAGTTCTACTGGTAGTAGTGACATTTCTGTATGTCATACCCGCGGTAAGAGAAATTTTAGAACTAGGAAGAATCGTAAAGGCTACCGCAATGGCAACTACAGAAAAGATCGAATCGAATTGGATATACCGGTGGTTCTTCCAAAAGAAGAATTCAACTCGGACTATTTAGCTAAATTGATTTCCGGTGATTTGCCCTGCCGTGAGGATTTGGAATTAAGGTTTATGGCTTCAAAACTTAACCTTGTATATCAATGTCCTTGTGGTAGAAATAATTACGGATTTCCAAAAGGCTGTGGTTGTTCATACAAAGACCAAGTGATAGCAATGTACAACAATCTTGTTGCACGCGAATTACAGGTTATAGTTGAGGAACAACCAGATAAGGTTTTGAGTGATATAATTCTTGAGAAGGAACTCGTTGCAAATGAGATAAAATCAGTGGAATCAGCAATAAAAACCGCGGCGTTTAACTTTAAAACCAACCCAGAACCAGTGGTGAGTCAAAACCCTGGACAAGTTGGAGCATCTAATGATGTTATAGTTAGGAAACGACGAGGAATTTATAGATTACTGAAGACACCAGGGATTTTTAATTTTGACGATAAGTTTAACCACCATCATCAATCTATAACCAAATCGAAAGACCAATCTAGTAATAATCGTTTAGTGATTTCTGACGAATTTGTTAACGATGAACTCTATAATTATCTTAGGAGGAATGAATTTGATACTTATCCTGATAGGGCTACTAAATTGTCACATATGACAAAATTAGCGGCTAAATGGGAAAGTAACGATTTCAAATTGAGCAACCAAGGGAAGAATCTGTGTCCTAGAGACATCAATAAATATTTTGTAACAATACAAAAGGTTACTGATGCTAGAGATACTGAATTTTTACTTTCTGAGGTTAATGCTTATCACTCAAATTCAAGATTTAAGAGATTTCTCGGCAAACTCGGATGTTATCCTAAATATTTAAACTAGAAAAACCCCTACCTAAGAACATACGTGATGTGTCTACACTATGTTCAATATGCACAGAAGGCACACGGATTGAACCAATGGCACCTTGGAAGTTACCATTATTGATCTCCTTACAGGGACAATTTTGTGTACCCAAGCAATATGAAAAGATTTATAAGATACCACAAATAATCAGGGAAGAAAGATATATTATGTCAAATTGTTGTCATAATGAATATGTCGGTTTGCGGAATAGGTATCTCAAGAAAATGGACAATAATACCACTTATGTTAGTGAAATTGTTGATAAATTGCTGGATGAGCTTGCTGGAAAATTAAAACCATATTATAGTGGTCCCATTAGTTTGGAGACATTTTTGAATGGAAAACGTGGACGTTTGAGAAAACGATATGTTGACTGTTATGAAAAGATTAATAAAAATGGATTTGATTTAGAAAAAGATGGTGATTGCTCAGCATTTGTCAAAAACGAATTGTATAGTGAAGTAAAACCTCCTAGATTGATAATAAACAGGAATCCTAAATTTGGTTTAGTTTATGGTATGTATACTCATGCTTTAGAAGAGGCTATGATGAAACTACCACAAATATCCAAAGGGAAAGATTTTAGAAATCGTGGTGAACAATTTGAAAAATTGATATTCGGAGCTTGGGCTTTGGAAGGAGATTGTAGTAAATTTGAAGCCAGTCAACGTATACGCTTATTAAAACACATAGAATGTGGCTTGATGAGGAGAATTGAAGATGATGTTGGCTATAGACGATTTCTTAAACTGTTTTATAGAAAATTAAGGAAAAATGGTTATACACAGAATGGACAAAAGTTTAGTTTCACTGGAATGCGAGGATCAGGTGATGCTGATACAGGGTTATTCAATACTCTGTTGATGTGGGTCGCTTGTAGGTATTTTGAAGTTATAAATAAAACTGGAAATGGAAATTTCATCTGCGATGGTGATGATAATGTTGTTCGAATGCCGAAAGGAAAAGAAACATATATCAACACTTTTGCACATTTTGGTTTTGATGCTAAATTAATATTACGTAAAGATTACCATGATATAGATTATTGTTCTGGGAAATTTATGCAATATAATAAGCATGGTAATTTCATGTATGTTCAAAATATTAGGAAAATTATCAATAATATGACAGTTTTCAGGAAGTTGAATTTTAATCATTGTAAAACAGACTATTATCATAGTTTGGGATACATGTATAAGCAACTTTATGGAGATATGCCATTGTTTGGTGATTTTGCTGATTTTCTTTTGAGAAGCACAAGAGGACGATACGTAAAGACTGAAATACTTAAGGATTTGAATCCTATGTATGAAGAATTTATAAAGTTCGGTAAGAGTGATATTCGCTGGGACAATTCATGTTTGGTCGAGATATGTATGCTTTTTGACTTAAATATCGGTTTGGTGGATGAAATAGTGGAATTTTATAAAGGTGCGATTATCGAGTTTAAACCTTTTGAGAGTAAGAGATATCGCAACATTGGTGAGAAAATAGCAATACCAGAACCAATTAATATCAAATTGGTTGAGTCACGAATTTGGGCGGTGCTAGATTCATGATTCTGAGTATAATTATTGTCGGGCAATAATAGACAATTAATATACCCATTTTGGCGTTGCCATAGGTAGGGGGCC